AGAATCGACTGTTGGCATCGTGGGCCGCTTCTCCACACTTCGGGCATTTGCGAGGCTCAGGATCTTTATGGATCAGGTGAACGAGCAATCCTTTACTGCCAAACCTCGTATACTCCAGCTTGCCTTCTTCTTGCATCTTCCGAATTATCTTCGCCACGGTTTCATGTGCCACGCCATGATCCATAGCGAACTCGTTGCCGCTGAATGTGGCATAACCGTCTTTGTCAGCGTTCTTGCGGATCTCCTGTAACAGGATCAGGGGCAGATTTTTATCGAGCTTTCTATACGCCATGTTAGTCCTCTCTTTCTGTGATATCGATGGTTCCGTACTCGTCCTCCAGCACCTCACGCTCCCACGGCATCAGGTAGTTGATGCAGGATTTGTACGATGAAATTGCATCAGCGAAGCAGTCCTCGCATACGCCGTGTTTTAACTTCCACGGGTAGTGGATCTCCCGACAGATCTTGCACCGTTCGACCTCCTCAATATCATCGGATCGGCAATTCGGGCAGAGGGTCTTGCCGTCCTCCAGAGCAAAACGCTCGTCACAACGGTTGCAGATGTATACGATCTCGTCCATCACAGCCTCCTATACCGCATGAAGTGAATCGGCTCGCCGAAGCGGTTCTTGCCTTCGATCATCTCTCCAGAGATCTCAACGCCCTGCCTCCGAAGCTCGGAGATCCTTGTAGCCAGCTTGGTGATCCCGTACTCCCCGAAAGCCTCCATCGGGGTGATGCTCCCATAGGTGTCCAGATGGGCCAGAATGAGCTTGTGCTGTGTCATAGATCCTTCACCTTCTTTCTCGCCAGCAGTTCGTCCTTCGCCTTGATCTTTTTCTCCAGTTCATTGACTTTGACCACCAGTTCGCTATTCTGGAATGAGAGATCGGCAACATCTTGAAGCCTCTTGGCCTTTTCTTCTTCATACAGGGTCTGCCAGTTGCTCAGGGCCTTGTCCTCCTTCTTGTTCCGTTTCTGCTCCAGCTTGATCTGGGCTTCGACAGCCTCTTGAATCGCCTTGCAGGAGATCCACAACGCCAGCCCAGCCAGCATGATCCCGATACAGATGATCAGGATCGTTTCAGCCCACGAGGGCAGTTCGTAGATGGTTTCCATGTTGTCCTCCTTGATTTATATTGGTAAACATTTTCGGCATTATAAAAGGATGCCAGCCTCACACCCAAGAGCGTCTGCGAGCTTAAAAAGCACCTTGACGATCACGGTGTCCACCCTTCCACCCTCTATCTTGATGATAGTAGGAGCAGAAACGCCACTTTTCTGCGAAAGTTCGGCAATAGTCATGCCAGCCTTTCGCCGCAATTCTTCCAGCTTCGTCATTTGGTTCACCTCCTTTCTTTGTTTATCAATGTAATCATTATAAATTGCTGTTTACCAAAAATAAACACCCTTTTACCATACTTTACAAATTATTAATATTTGTTTATACTGGAGCCAAGGAGGAGCAGTATATGAAACTTGGAGAAGTAATCTACGGGTACAGGGCAGACCACAATCTTTCTATGCGTGAATTTTCAAGGCTGTGCAAACTTTCCCCTGCTCAGGTGTACTTCATGGAGAGGGGAACAAACTCACACGGAAAACCATTTATACCGACCACAGACTCCCTGATAAAAGTAGCGGCGGCGATGGGAATCACATTGACGGAGCTTCTTTCGGTCTGCGATGATTCTATGGCTATACGGATGAACGAAGGACAAATATCACTCGGTAGGCAGGAAGTAATCGAGAAAATCATACTTGCAACTCCTGAACAGTTTTCACAAATAAAAAGCTTTGTTGACTTCGTGAAAGGAAGGAACAACGCCAGAATAGTTTTCGGAGTGGATGAAAAGTTCGGGTTCTGCTGGTATGCGGCTGTTCTTGATGATGATATAGCAGGGATATTTGTCCGTCAGGCAGACGAGATAGAGTATCTTCTATACGGAAACAATGTATCGTGTGAGCCAGAGTTTAGGAAGGAGGAAGGAAGGGTTGTTTGCGACTTCATCCTCACATTTACGGAAAGAAAGAAGCGAGATCGGTAAAGTGAAAACCGCATTGTATATCAGGGTATCAACAGCAGATCAGGCCGTGCATGGCTACTCCTTGGACGCTCAGGAATCACTCTTGAAGGAGTACGCCGCCTCACACAACATGGAGGTGGCCTCGGTGTACGCCGATGAAGGGAAGTCGGCCTCGAAGTCCTTGGAGAAGCGCACGGAACTGATGCGGCTACTGGAGGATGCGAAGGACGGGAAGTTCTCGGTGGTGCTGTTCAAGGATATCACACGCTGGTCGAGAAACGCCGCCTCCTATTACAAAGTGCAGGAAGTCCTTGATTCGTGCAAGGTCGGCTGGATAGCCGTAGAACAGCCGTACCTCGAAACGCTCTCCCCGACAGGCCGCTTTCAGGTCAGTATTATGTTGGGGACAGCCCAGCTCGAAGCAGAGCAGACGGGGCAGAGGATCAAATTCGTTCAGGATGCTGAAATCAAGCGAGGGCATTTCCCGTTCCCTCAGCACAACGCCCCGACAGGGTACAAGACCGAAAAGAGGGAGGACGGAAACTATCTGGTCATAGACGAAGCCACAGCACCAATCATACGCAGGATCTACGCCACATTCAAAAAAACGTTCAACCTCCAGCGGTGCGTTGAGGCCGTTCCCGAACAGGGGTTCAGCGAAACCACGGTGAACAGGATCCTGCGAAACCCGATCTACAAAGGCCAGTTCCGAGGGGTGGACGGGTACTGTGAAGCCATCATACCACCTTACGAATGGGATGCCCTACAACGCCCTAAACGGGCCTATAACGGCTCGAAGCACAAGGGCGAGTACATCTTTTCGGGGATAGTGAAATGCGGATCCTGCGGCTCTACAATGCGTGGATTATGCCCTGATGATAAGTACCATATGTACCAATGCAGGAACGGGTGTCGGGTGACGATATCGCAGAAGGATCTCGAAGGAAAGGTGCTGGATATGATCACCCCAGCATTGGACACGTACAAGGTAACGGTCAGGGATCAAAGGAGAAATAACCAGCTCATCGAGAAGGAACGAAAGAGGCTCTCCGAAAAACTCAGGAGGCTGGTGGATCTCTACACGGACGGAATGATCGACAGGGCAGACTACGACCGCCGAAGGAAGGAGATAGACGAGAAGCTGGAAACGCTGGATCCTGCGCCAGATCTTCCGAACATCACGACTGACTTCTCAGGAATGTACTCGAAGCTCTCCCCAGAGCGCAAGAACGTATTCTGGAAAGCGTTTCTGGATCATGTGACGGTCACAAGGGAGAAGCAAGTAAACATAGCCTTTCACACAGCCAAGGTCTTGGCAGAGAGAATGGGTATGATCGAAATGCAGGAGAAATAAAAAAAGCCCCTCCCTTCGGAGGGGTTTTGATTCAGAATACATCAGGCATCTACCTCATTGACAAGCGCAATCTCCCGTTCATAGCAACCCTGAAGGAACGTTGACCGTTTCACCTTGTACACATATCCTTTCTGCGATATGATCGTCTTGTCTTTGTCGATATACCCAGCGTTTGCCGTACTCATGTACGTTGTGGAGCATCGTGCCTGAATCTTCGGTGTCTTCGCCGTAACCGTGGGAGAATTAGCAGTTGCAGACGAGAATGTTGCCGCCGTTGCCGCACCGTACAATCCGTAGGATGCGGCATAGGTATATGTCATGGTGTTTGTGGTGGTTCCGTAGTATCGTAGGAAATTGCCCGTGTACGCCGTAGCATTGACCGTGTTGTTGTAGTTCGATGCCTTTAAGTTGTCGTAGCTGGACGGCCTACGGAAGATTGCATTAATGATGATAGACGCAAGGAACAGCGGCTTGGCCTTGTTCGTTCCTGCTGAAGCATACACAATCGGGATCTTTGTTTCCCATACAATGAAATAGTTCCAGTTCGGAGCGTCCGTTGCAGTAAAGGTTCCAGCGTTCCTCGTTGCAAGAATATCAGCCGCCGTAGTAGATGGTGTCCATGTGTCAAAGTTTGTGGCACTCAGTTTCACATCGGCAAGCGTGAACGTAGTAACCAGTTCCGCACCAGCACCAAGCCATGCCAACGCACCGCCCATATCGTACCACGAATCAGGGATTGCGCTGATAGTTTGATCGCCAGTCAGGAAGTTCCCAAGTGGGATGGTCTGCACCGTTCCCTTTGCTGGGGTGTACGTTGTTGCGCCAAGAGTGGGTAGCTGTATAGTTTTGTTTCCTTGTACGCTTACCGTACCAGCAGTGCCGCTCATCACGTACCCTTCGTTCACAGTCGGCGTTACGGATTGAGAAGCAGAAACCGATGCTGTGACAAGGCCGCTTGAATCAACGGAAATTGTCGGATTCGCCGTAATGCTTGTGGCTGGCGTTGTCGCTGTTCCTGTAGTAATATCCTTTTCCTTGGCGGTTTCGTAATAACCTCGCTGTACGACAATGGTTGGAACATTGTTTATTATTAGCAAGTGTACATTTTTGGAAGTACGCCGTGGAACGGCTGATCCTACATAGTTTGAAGGGATAGCCTCAACAGACACATCGCCAGCCATGAGCTTTCCATCTGTTTCGAGGGTCTGCACCTCCTCCGAAGGTGTTACAGAATACGGCCCAGCATACTCGTCATAGGTACGGGGAACGACCCTGATATCCAGAGAGCAGGAGATTGCCACATCTCCCTGCACAGTCATTTGTATGGGTTCGTCCCCCGATACGGTCATGTTGACGGGGATCGGGAAGCTCATGCGACCACTTCCTTCAACAAATTCGAGGACACCTGAACCGTTGCGATATTCGTACACGCACGGGATCCATCAGCATATGTCCAGTTGAGCTGGATCTGTGCCGAGCCGTATTGAAACTGGAGCGTTTCAGCCTGTGAAAGATACACTGAAACGGTCTGTCCATCGACCACCAGATCCTCGTTCTTTTTCTGGATCTCCAGATTCACCTGCCGAAGCGAGAAGTAGATATTCGCCGCCAGCGACAGATCCACGGTGTCGGGGAGGGTCAAGATGAATGTTGGAGTTGTTGCCTGTACCATGTTTTACGCCTCTAAATTCTGGTTGTATTTCTTTCTCAGGTTTTCAAGGATGCATCCGAATGCAAAGTTGACAGCGGCTATCGTGGCGGCGATCTCGGTTGCATATGGCACGTGCCATATATCCGTGAGGGCGATCAGGAAGGTGAAAAGAGGTACGACAATCGCCTCAATGGTTCTCAGGATGTCGAAGGTTTTGTTGCTCATAGGTTATTCTCCTTTCAGCTTGCCGGGGTGAGGGAGTAGATGGTGGTTGAGTAGGTCTGCTTCGTGCCGTCATTGGTCGTGCCTGTGTAAACCATCACCAACACATTATCTTCATCATATAATGCATTACAGTTGAAAGACGGATACTCACTGTTATTAAGTTTTCCAACTCTTGACAACGGGTACTCTGTCCAATCCGAACCTACCACGAATTTGAACCATATATCCTGCCCAGCCTCATACGCCGCATTGATTTCCGCAACGGTCTTGTCCATCGTTCCGGAGTAGTCAAGGGAGTTCGGTGTGAGCGTGACGATGAATTTGTTGGAGCCACCGCCGCCACCGCCGCCGTTGCCAAACGCTTTAATCAAAGCTATCGTTTCGCCTGTGTTCATGCGGCCCTCCTTATTGCCCCACCCATGCAGAGGTGGACTCGTTGAACAGGAACGCTTTGCCTGTGTCCACTTCGATGAACACGGAGCCTGTTGCGATGTCGGAGGACGGTTTTACATCGGTTGACAGGCCAAAGGCTGTGATGCACGGTTTCGCCTGTTCGAAGTCGGTCGTCATACTCGGAGTGCTTGCAATAATTCTTACCATTTTCTTATATCATTTCTTCACGGTATTTTCGTCAGTCGCTTTACCGAATCCATTATCGAATCGAGGAACCCGTTCCCACCGAGCGAGTGGTAGATCCTGTGCATTTCGACCAGATCCTCCAGCTCCTCGATGGTGACTTGCCCTCTTTCCAGATACTTCTTTCCGAGGAATTTCACCCTATCGTACAGGAGCATACGCACTCCAGCAGTCACGCCGTCCTCTCGCTCCTTGCGTGACTTCCATACAGAAAAAGCCCCTGTGATCAGGGTAGAAAGAACGCCACTCGAAAGAATGGCGATGATGATCTCTTTATCCAAGTTTCGTATACCTCGCTTTGTTCGTTATGTATGATTCTGGGAATTTCGTCTGGATCTTGTACCAGCCGCTATCGCCGTAGCCAAGCAGAGGGAACTCGTCACCCTTGTGAGCGATGAACAGTTTCTGCCCTTTTGTGGAATCGGAGTTGCGAACCCATACAGATCCACCGACCACGATCACCTTCTGCTCAGTAGGAGGAGCAGGAGGATCGTCAGGTTTCAGCGCACGGAACCACGCCAGCTTCTGCCAGTATGATGCCTTGTACGGTTCGCACACGACACCGTATGCCCTCCCTTTCGCATGATACTGATCCCCGTTGAAGTAGATACCGACATGGGTTTTGTCATTCTTGTTGGCAGGGTTCACCCGAAAAAGGAGAGTCCCGTCAGTGGGAGTGTACACTTCCTGACACCGAGCGAACAGCCCATCGCAGTCTGTTCTGTGGTTCAGGATCCCCAGCTTCATGAGGCAGTACGAAACATACCCAGAGCAGTCGAAGCATCGGGCCACATCTTTGTACGGGGAGGCCATGACCTCCTTCCATTCCTTCACTGCGGCATCTGGTTGTCGCTTATACTCCTTTGATCGGATCCACGCCTCACTCACTTCACAGCAGAGTTGACCAGATCCTCCCCAGACATATATCGAGTGGTTGTCCACCTCTGTCTGGGCCGCTTGCAATAATTCTTGAAGCATCGTTCCCTCCTTATAGCATAGCCAGCAGTTGCTGGAGCTGATTCTCTGTGATCGTTGTCGTGCCGAGGGTCAGCGTTCCCTTGATAAGAGTGTTCCAGTCGATTTGAAGTCCAGCCTGTTCACAAGGGCCGCCGAATCTCGCACGATCATTTTTTAGCCCGAAGCCGATACCGACCACAGGAGGCACAATGATCGTGTACGTTGCCGTGTTCCCAAGAGAATCGGTGATCTCCACCTGAACATCGTAGGACGATGCAATCTCAGCCAGCCCCACTGCGATCAGGTACGAGGATCCAGAGGTGAGGCCAGTCTGTGCCTGAGTGTACAACGCATCTGTGTGCTTCTTGTACGACAGGCTGGAGGTCAATGCGTTAGATCCAACAGCCGTCCACGCAAAAGTTGTCGAAGCCTTGATCGAGGTTCCTGTTATCGGGTTCTCAGTACCGTCCGAGTTGCAACGCACGCCAGTCACCGAAGAAATGGCAGGAGCCGCATAAGCCGTGACGGTGACAGTGGCACTCTGGGTGGCAGTTCTCCCACGGGTGTCGGTCACGGTTGCCGTATAGGTCAGGGATCCCGAAATTGCGAACACGGAGGAAGTAGCACTCGCACTCGCCGCCGAACTGTTCACGGAATAGTTCAGGCCATGACCTTGGATCGAGTACGAGGCTATGCTCGCACCCTGTCCAGCAGTACACCCAGACACGGAGATGGTCACAGAGGAGTGGCCTTGCAGTAGCAAGCTCCACATGGGATCCACACCAGTTGCCGTGATAGATCCAATTGCTGGCACTACGTTCGACTTCACCGAGGCCGTGAAGGTCATGGAGGAGGAGCCGATCTGGATACCGTCCACGTAGGTGTACAGATACACAGTTGCCGTGCCAGAAGTGGCGTTCGGGATCTGGGCCAGCCATGCCGATGGCAGGGTGTATGTGTGCGAGGTTCCCGACACCGAGACCTCTCCAGAATCAGCAGACCCGAAGATGAACCTCAGCTTGTTGGTGAACGCTCCATAGTTCGTCCATGTGACTGTCGTGGTTTCCGTGATGTTCGCATCGGAGGCGGTACTTAGTACAGAAGCGAGGGCAGTCCATTGAGCATACAGGGTGATATCCGCAGTCAGCGTGATAGTGTCAGCAGGATCATACGAAGTGCCGCCGCCATTCGCCTGAGTGTTCCAGCCATTGAACTGATACCCTGTTCGGGTGGGGCTGTGGATAGTGACCACGCCCTCCCACGAGCCCTCGCCCCAGACTACGGCTGGCTCAGGAGCATTTGTGCCACCGTTCGCATTATAGGTGATCGTCTTGGAGGTTTCAGCGGTGACAACCGTCAGCGTGCCGCCAGTCACATCGCAGTACGAGTACGTTCTGTAATAACCGCCAATAACGTAGCCGTAGTCAGGGATCCCCAGCACCGTCACATCGATGATGGGAACAGTACCGCCACGGGGGACGGTCACTTCATGAGCGTAGTTTGGGATCGTCCAGTTTGTTGTCGATGCCGTTGACTTTTGCTCGTAGATCAGCTCCTCACTATACGAGAACGTACTGCTACAATCAACCGAGAGCTTTATACTTTCGATCGTGTGTCCGCTAACCGTAGCCAGATCCCCAGAGTTGAACAGGAACGAAACAGCCCCCCAATACTCAGTAGATCCAGACTTCCAGCACCCGACCCGTTTGCCTCCTGCCCACGACTGCATTGTAGCCATGTACATATTGCGGTTCGTGGTGCGGCCTCCGTAGGTGGTTGCCGTCAATGTGTATGTTCTGCTCATGAAAGCCTCCCACTCCAGAGAACACAACGGTTGTCACCAGATCCAACGATTCTGGCATCGAGGTACGCACCAGTGGTTCCGAGGGTCAGGTTCTGGATTGTAGTATTGTTGACATATAGCTGGTTTGATGCAAACCACGCTATTGCATTCGCAGTAGTGACCAGCTTCTCATCGCCAGTGAAAAAGTACAGAACATCGTTCTCCAGCTTCAGCTTGATATCGTTTGCGGATTCACCTATAACGATGCCGCCCTGCTGAGTTATGTTCCCATGCTCGTCCACCAGAGTTGCCATAAGTCGAATGAACGAACGAATGGAGGCGAACTGTTGATCGGTCTGTCCAGACAGGGTGGATATGCTTGTTGTCGTTGATTCAAAATTGGCTTCGATCTCGCCAGCCTGAATAGAAAGCTGGGTGATCACTGAGGATCGGAAGGTTTCAAAGTCACCAGTGCGAACGTACTCCTCCAGAGCAGTGGCTATGATGGCCTCAGCCCTCTGGACGAACGCAGTCCCTGTGGTGATCTCCTCAGTCACGATCTCACGGGCCTCGCCTGTGGTGGTATAGTCCGATTCGATGTTCCTGATCCTTCTCGTCAGGTTCTGTGTCTGGGCCGCATAACTGTCCGCAAAATTGCTTCGGATCGATCCGAGAGTGATAGACTTGTACCTCTCCAGAATGGCATCGTAGACCGTTTTCACGACCTTTGCCGTGGCCTGTACGCCAAGATCCAGATAGATACAGGAAACGGTATCGCACAACTTCACGGATCCGATAGTGCTATCCATCGCATAGGAGATATCCAGCGAATCCTTGGGAGTGTTCAAGGCGTTGTCGGAGATATACTGACCAGCCCTCGTCCGAAGCTGATCCAGAGTTGGCTCGGAATCGAAATCACCAGACAGATCCAGAGGCAGGATCCTCTCGAAGTCGAAGCTCCCCTGTGCGAACACTATCGTTTCGGGGAGGTACACGGAGGTGTCCTCGCCCTTCCAGAAAGGAGCCACGCCTGTGTAAAGCTCGGAATAATCCTCGTCCTGTGTCAGCCCTACGATGTTCTTCCCGTACCTCAATGTCACACCGTTGTTCTGGCCTCGGTTGGTCAGTAGGGCCACATTGAATCGATCAAACTTGAACTCGCCCCTGTACGTTTGCAGGACACTCCCATCGATGCCGCCGAGAATGTTCCGCACGGAGTACGGGGCATCAGTCCACACTTCGCCAGCCATCGAATCTGGCTTGTCCGTGGAATAGGTGAAGTCGTTGCTTATCGCCGCATTGGTACTCAGTGCCGTGAGCGTTCCATCTATTGTGTAGGTATGGAACGGCCTCACGGGGATCCCGTTCAGGTCATACGATATGTGCCATGCGTACACGGTCACCAACCCGTTGAGAGGCTTCGAGATCCTGTACACCCTGAACGGCTGAGGCTGGTCGAACGGGTTCGGCTTGACGAAGATCAAAGTCCTGTACTGTATATCAGCGTAGTGCTGGCCCGTAATCGGGTACACCATCTCCAGCTCATAGGTTGAGTTTCGTTCCTCAGTAACAACACAAGAAACGGCATCAGCCAGAGAGCCGATGCCGTTCGTGTCAAATTGAGTTTCGTCCGCAGAATAGAGCAGGATCATAATGTCCACCACCTTGGAACGATAGACAAGGCCGTGATCGTTCCACTTCCTATCACCGCATTCGCCCCTCCTGACAGTTCGGGAAAGTCCATGCAGTAGATCTTCGAGTTGTCATCTGCCTCCATTGTTTCACAGTCGATCTTGAAGTCGGAAACGGCCTCCAAGATCAGGATCGACTTCCCGTTTACAGTCAGCTCGCCTTCTCCAGATACAGTGAGCAACGGCCTCGCCTCAAACGGTGTAGGGTTGGTTATCGTTCCACCGAGAGGTGAGGCAACAGTCACAGATAAAGATCCAGCATTTGACCAGATATAGTTCGAGCCGACAAGCACCTCAATCTGTTCAGGTGTCAACTGGTATGTCTGCGGCGTGGCGAGTGTATAGACAACTTGCGCTCCTGTTGTCGGCGTGGTTCCCGAAGCATAAGCGTCCATAGAGGACACCCACGGTTCGCCTATGGTTTCGCCATTGTATGACGCTATGTTCGTCATAGTCACCATCAACTGCCCCGTGACCACATCCAGCGTACCTCCATACACCGTGCCAGCCGTGCTTGTCCAATCGACGGAGTAGGTGGTTGCATCGGCTACATCCTGCGTGGGGGATATGTACACGGACAGCCCCGTCCTGCCGCTAATGGGGCAGATGTTGGCATACGGAACCCAAGCTGTTGGTGCTGACCCAGCCTCCAACTGCATATCGTAGTTGTCCCACGTTGTGAAATTCCCGCTTGATATTGCGATGAGCAGTTTCAGTGCCTGTTCTGCCGGATTGGTGAACGAAAGGATTTTGTTGTTGTACACGATTTTTATGCGCGTACCATCTGCACCAAACACAGCCATAGACTCTGCGTTGGTGGAGTTGTCGCCGGAGAGCGAGAACGTATAATCCCCGGCTGGCAAGGTTAGCGACCCATCCGGGATTGTGTCGGAAAAACTCTCAACACCAAAGGCCATGTACCTTGACGAAGAAATCAACCCGGCAGACTTGTCTATTTTGTTCTTCCCGCCGCCACCGGGCCAAGGGTTAGCGTAGCCGTGTAGGTCTTGGGTGGGGGAAACATCAACAGACAGGCTGGAGATCTCCGACCCTTGGATTCCATTGAAGCTCACCAGATCCCCCGTGTATGTATCAGTATGCCCAGCAGGGATAGTGACAGGAGTTTCGCCAGTCAAAAGATACTTCTGCGGCTTGCAGGAGAATGTGATCGTGCATCGTCCGAACTTGTTGAGAATGTTCTCCAGATCGAAGCCTCCCATCAGGAACGCTTCTCTGTACACCGTTGTGTCGTAGGAATCAGTCAGTCGGCAATAACCCGTAGGCCCCATCAGCCACTCGGCACACGCTCTCGCAACGCTGGGAAGCCCCTGCGATTCGGCTGAGAGGTACACCTCGTACTCCTGCTCGACATTAGGGAACGACTTGTCGACCATCAGGAAGTTGCCGTTCTTGCCAGCGATCTGTTGAGGGGAGAACCGCCTCGTGGGTATGTACCGATTCGGGATCTTCTCAACGATCACGCCAATTGTGTCGGAGCTGACCCCGTTCCATGTGATACTCATGCGAATACGGCCTCCCTTCTGTCAACAGCCCTCTGCATCTTGTACATGACGATGTTCGCCAGTTCTTCAACATCTTGGCCTTCGGCTCCCTGAATGTTGATGGTCACGCCACCCAGATTCGTTGTAGATCCACTCAGCCCGAACTCCATAGGCACGGCATCGACCATGTTCTTCGCCACGTACTTCATCTCGTCCGTAAATCCTTCCCCGATACCAAGGGCCAGATACTTACCGACCTGATCCCTCATGACAGTTGACGGAGAGTGGATCCCGAACAGATTCTTGATGAACTTGGTAACATTCCCGACCCACGACTTTATCTTGTTCTTGATCCATGTCGTACCGTTAGAGATACCGTCCCAGATACCCTCGACCAGTTCCAAGCCCACAGACAGCATCTGCGAGGGGAGCGTGGCAACGGTTGTCAGGATCGTTCCAACGATCTGTCCAGCCGCAGATCCAAGGTTGGAGATACTCTTGATGATACCCTCGGCAATAGCCAGCAGGATCTCCACGCCCATCTTCAGGATCTGGGGCAGATTGTTCGTGATGTAAGTCACGATAGTCGAAATGATCTGCGGTAACATCGCCACCAGCTGAGGCAGGGCTTGTGTCAGGCCTTGGATCAGGCTCGTCAAAGTGGTAACGCCCATTTGCAGGATCTGGGGGAGCTTCTGTGTCAGGGTCTGCACGAAGGTTGTGATGATCCTCGGAATGAACTGCACCAGCTTCGGGATCGCATTGGTCAGGCCTTGGATCAGGGAGGCCAGCACATTGATGCCAGTTTCCACGATCTTCGGCAAGTTGTCGACCAGCCCCTCGATCACGGTTTCGATCACATCAACAGCCATTGGAATGAGATCAGGCAGAGTGTCTGAGATCCCATCAATGAGGGAAAGCAGGATATCCATGCCCGTTTTCAGGATCGGGCCAAGGTTCTTGACCAGTCCAGTCACAAGCACAGAGATGATCGGCTTCGCCGCACTCACCAGAGCAGGGAGAGCAGAAGTGATACCGTCCAGAAGCGTGTTGATCACATCAGCCCCGATGGTCAGGAGCATGGGCAGGATCTGGTTGATCGCTGGCATCAGTGTAGCCAGCACCGTGGGAATGGTCTGTACGATGTTCTCCACTACGGGCACCACATTCGCCACAACGTTCTGGAAAGCGTTGATGATGTTCTGGGTCAGGGCAGTGATATCAGCTTCGGAGTTGCCAAGCCCTGCCACCCATGTCTGGACTGCGGCGGTGAGCTGACCGATTGAGCCAGAGATCGTTTCACTCGCTTCTCGTTCAAAGTTCCCTGCGTACTGTGTCGTATTCTCGAAAAAGTATTTCATCGCCAGCTCAGCCTTTTCAGCGTTGCTCATTTTCGAGAAAGCCGTGTCCATTCCCTGAGATACACGGTACGCTTCAAGGGTCGTGGCGTTCATAGCCACGCCCAGATTGTCCATCATGGTGTAGTTGCCCTTCGCCGCCGCCGTAACAGCATCGAGAGCAGATTGGGTATCGATACCCATGACAGAGGCCATATCAGCGGCCCTCTGCATCGCCTGAGTGGTGAGATCCATAGAACGCTGAGCATCGAGGCCAGATCCTTGGAACAACGCACCCATCTTGTTCGCAGTAGCCAGATACTCGCTCTGGGTGGTTCCCATCGTCCTGTACGCTTGCTCTGCGGTTTTCTGGATCGAGGTAGCGAACTCACCGAACACGGCCTCGGATCCACCGATATTCTGTTCAAGCTCAGCGAAGGATTTGACACCCTCGACCACCAGAGATCCGAACGCTTTACCGACTTCCAGAATGCCCTTGCCGAGCGTTTTCAGGCCACCGATAATGACCTCGGAAGTCAGGTTCGCTTTCAGCACATCAGCGAAACGGGAGGAGCTTTCGCCAGCATCATCGAAGTCCTTGCCAGCCTCCTGCATCTGCTTGCCGAGAGCTTTTCCCTGTGCGATCACTCGCTGAATATCTCTGTAATAGGAATCAACGCCATCGACCTGAATTTTCGGGCCGATGCTGTTTCCGTTTGCCATAGCATCACCTCAAAAGCAGGGCATCATCGAACGAGAGCTTCTTCTTCTCCTTCGCCGCCCCGTTGTAAACGGCAAGGCATGATAATAGATCCTTGAACTCTCCATACCGAGTGTTCAGCACCTCCTGCCTTGTCATGTGAAAAAGGTGCATACCGTAAAACAGGAACCAAGGGAGTGTCAATGCACTCCCTTTTCCCCGTTTTTTGATTCGATCTCCAGCTCACCCTTGGAATCGCTCTTGAACGCCTCCATCATAGCCCTCGTGACCTCGTTGAGCTTTCTGGGAGTTAGGGTCAGGATCTCCTCTCTGGTGATCTCGTCAGCCTCTCGCCCCTCCATCTTCTCGACAGCCACGAACGCCCTGTTCATGATCAGGAACATCTCTACGGTGGTTTCGAGGTTCTTTACATAGTCGGAACCCAGCACCGCATCGATCTTGGTGATATCGTTATCAGGGCAGAGCTTGGAGATCTCGATAGAGGCTCCAACAGTCAGGGCGAACCCGACCTCTTTGTTGTAGATCTTCATTTTTAGTTGCTCCTTTTCTCAGTGTCAGGCGATGCTGAACGCAGTCTTGATCTTCGCCTCAGCCAGAGCTTCTGTGGTCAACGCCGTGCCGACCATCTTCCAGTCATGGTTGGAGGAATCGTCACGGAGCATATTGAAGGTCAGCTCCTGCGTCTGCCAATCGATCTCGGCCTCCTGAGTGTTGGCCTCCAGATTCGGCATATTCGCACGGCACTTGGTCAGCACCACAGGAACATACTCGGTGGATCCTGCGCTCATGTAGCGGCAGATGAAGCCCACACCGACATACGGAATGGAGGCAGAATCACCATAGTGTACGAACCCGTTCGCATCAGCCGTGGGGAGGCCCAGCAGGAGCTTCTCGGCGGCATCTTTCAGGCCGTCCACAGTCAGGGTTGCTGTGCCGCCAGTAAACGCACCAGCCACGGTTTCGGCGGCTACGTTGTCAGCATAGAAGATGTTATCGTCCGATGCGGAGTTCACATCGAGCGAAACAGAAACACCACGGGCCAAGATCTGGCCCGAAGAATAGCTCACCACGCCAGCCGTACTCACGGAGTACAGGGCGATATAGGGGAGCGAAAAACCAGTCAAAACACGACCGTTTGCCATAGGTTTACCTCTTTCTTATGTTCTTGATATCATCATCGAACTGCCGTTTCATCGCCGCCAGAGATTCCTGTTTCGACTTATTTACAGCCTTGTAAATGAAGTTCGTCCTCTTTCTTCGAGAGGTTCCAGAATTTATGGCGGCGGCGATCATAGCGTTCGGTTGCCCGTTCGGGTATCGCTTTGTCTGTACCGAGTTGTACCCATCGAAGCCGATCTTCAAATACCAGCTCCCTTTTTTACGCTTCATCACGGCGTACCCAAGGCCGTCCAGAAGCCCCTGCTTCTGTTCGTGGGAGATACCCTTCGTGGGGTGGTACGGGAGATCAACAATCGCCTGTCGAATAGCTTCACCGACCACGGCAACGCCTTCATACAGAGATCGTTTCGCCATGCCCGTGGCACTCGCTCCCACGCTCTCCAGATACGCAACGTAATCGTCCATACCCTCAAACGAGAAATGGAATGTCCGTCCGTGTTTACCCATACAGATACCATACCCAAGCGTAATGAATGTACCCCGTGTCCTCCTCGAACTGTATTGATTCGAGGGAAAAGGAGCAAACCCCATTCAAAGCAGATTCGATGGTGCCACGGGGTACGCTTGAATCGTCACGGGTGAAGAAGTCGATATAACCTCTCGTCCCTCGCTCAATGTGCTTATTGTCAGCGATCAGGTCATCGCCCTCGTCCTCAGCGTACACACCGTAATCACCCTTTGGAGCTTCGTCCCATGCGTGATGGGCGAACAGATACCCTGTTTGATTAAGAGCCGTTTTCAACCTGTCCACGCTTGCTCACCTCCGCAGTGATATCAATCCCATCGTCCGTGACATAAGTCCGAATGACGGAATACCGTACGCCGTTGAACTCCAGCTCCTTTTCTCCCTGATAGTCCTCGGCAATAGCCAGAGCGAAGACGAACGTAGGATCCAGTCCTATCGCCCGTGCTTGGTACAATTCGCTTCTGTTTACGGAACGGATCTCGCAGAACACTTCCCGAACTTCGGGAGTGGACGATGCGAACACCCCACGGGCCACAGGGGTGGCTCCGATCAACTTGATCGTGTCGTACCTTTTCACAGCCCGTACCCCGATGCGGTCTGCATCTGTGCTTTCTGTTCATCGTAGGATCTTTTCAGCCGATCATAGTCGGCAGGGGATCCGAAGCTCATGCGGACATACGTTTTCACGGCCTGTACCACAAGAGGATCACCCTCCAGAGTGGTGGTATCGATTCCTGCGATACCAAGATCCTGATACGCCGCATCGATGAGTGCTTGGATCTCATCGTCATACGCTGTGGTTGAGATCCTTAACGCCAGCTTTACTGCTGTAAGCATAGATTCGCCTCCGTAAACGTAGTGAGGCCGATATGGCCCATCTTCACACGGGAATCACACCAGAGCTTGTAGCCCAGCTCCTGCGCCCTCAGGCAGAACGAGATATCCTCCCCGAATCCGAGCATCGGTGCGAATGGAAGCCCGTACTTCTCCTCGATGGCCTTGACCATCGATACATTCATCAGCACACCACCGAACCCACAGGCCGAGATCTCAAAGAGCTGGTCTTTCGGGTATTCGTAATAGGTGGAGGCCACGGGCTTGACCTCATTCCCGTTCAAGTGTTCATAGCCGCATTTCTCGAAGATCACGGGCTTGATAGTTCCCTTTCGGGTGACATAGATCCCACTCACGAGATCACGCCCTTCATCGAGATCAGCTTTCAGCCTCTTGTACAGATCTGGGTTGAACTCCATATCGGAATCCAGCCACAGGATCCTGTCGAAGCCCTCCACGATGGCCTTTCGAGCCAGCGAGTTTCGGGCATCATAGACAAGAGAGGAAACGGCGTATGCGAACTTGATATCGCCGTCCAGTTTCAGCCCTGTCAAGGACATGACGAACTGGGAGTGCATCATGTCCAAGCAGGGGATAGCAACCATCGTTTTCATACGCCGCCCTCCTTTTTACGGTTCTCAGGTGTGCATCGTCACACGGCAGAAGCACTTGTCGGCGACCAGACCGAGGCCGACATACTCCCGACCCACGATCTTGACCAGATCCTTCTCAGCGAGGGAGAGGTCATCGAACTTCAGGCCGATCTCCTGACCGTTGGGGAAGTTCGCCTGTGCGCCACGACCGAAGTCGCCCACGATCAGCCACGTGCCAGTAGTGGCGGTGCTGGAGTACACAGGGATGGTGTTGTCGAAGTGGACAGCCAAGCCCTCGAAGGGATCCACAGAGTAGGAGGCCGCATACTGAGCCGCCTTGAACTGGCTCCACGTACCCTTGTTCATGACGATCACGGGGTTCACCGCCTCATCGGACAGCTTGCCAAGGCACTCGCTCACGATGGACACGGAGGGAGCCTTGTCATCGATCTCAGCCACGGAGACGGCATTGGTAGCGATGGTGGTAGAAGCCGCCACGATCTTGGCGAGCAGGATCTCCTGAGCCTTCTTGGCGATGCGGTAGGTGATCTCGTCATAGATATAGAACAAGAACTCCTCGCCGCCCATATCCATGGCCTCGTCCGAGATGGTGATCCACTTCTTGATGGATTCGGGCTTCAGCTCCACGACACCGAAGGTCAAAGCCTCCTCGTTGTTGGCGTTCGCACCCTCAGCGTGGACGAGCGCACCGTCAGCAGACAGCTCGAACCCGATCTTCAGGTTGCCACGGGCGAAAGTCTTGTTGACCAGATCCATGAGGCCGAGGCGGCTCCATGCGGTGCGGATGCGGCCTTCAACGATCTCAGGCACGGGAACGTAACCAGTCGCCACGGTGGCGTTGGTGGACAGCAGGGCTCGGACTTCCTCGTCCTTGCCAGTCTTGATGTAGTTCGCAAAAGCGTTGATGTACTCTTTCGAGTTGCGGATTTCTTCGATGCTCATCGTTTTACCCCTTTCTTCTTCGAGCTTTTCAATTTCTTTGTCGCCGCCGTTGATAACGTTGGCGATATCCTTCTTGCGCTGTTCGATCAGCTCAGCTTTCCGAGCTTCGAGATCAGCGACTTCATTTTCCAGAGCGGTCATGCGCTCCTCGTCAGCGGTTTCGATCTCCGTCTGGATCTCGCCCATGCGGATCTCGATCTCATTCAGTTCTTCCATTGGTTATCCTTTCCCGAAGTGCCTTTTTCCGAGCCTCCAGCCGTTCCTTCATGTCCTGTGCCAGTCGCTCCGCTTCGAGCCTCTTGATCTCTCCGTCAACGAGGCTACGCACAGAAATTGAGGTGGAATCGTTCGCTGGAATACTCACAGCCGACACATCGTATAGCTTGCCGATATCGGTGATCCTACGGGTGCGGATCTCAACGCCATCTTCCATGCGTACCTCCCACTCATCGCCACGGACAGTGAACCCGAAGCTCATGCGGTCAATGTAGCCGCCCTTGATCTCCTCATATAGCTCACGCCCGATCTCAGTGCCACCCAGATCGGCATCTATCAACAGCCCATGCTCGTCACTCCGCAAAGCAAGGGTATTGTTACGGGTTCGTGCGAACACCCTCCCCTGATGATCGAACTGCATGATCACATCGGAGGTGTCCGTCTTTGCAAAGGCGTTTCGGTCAACGACCTCCCAGATCTCATAGGATCCATCGCCCCACAGTCTGTACGGCTGATCAAAGGTTGTAGCGTAGCCTTTGACCCGTTTCTCCTCGTCAGGAGCCAGAAGCTCCGCAAGGTTCCTGTATTCTCTTTCTTTACTCGGCATCTTCTTTCCCTTCCTGAGCATCGTAATACTCACCACGAATAGGAGCCATCGCACCAGCCCCGTCAGGCAACGGCTGATAGTTGAACAGCTCACGGATCTCGTCAATGGTCAACGCCCCACGATCTCCCAGCTCCTTCGCCATCTCGACCTTCTGTTTCATGCTCATGTACTGCAACCGATTGGCAGTAGCCTGAACCTTGGAACCCTGTGCCCTCTCACGCTCGGAGAAACAGGCCATCGTCATGGCCTCGGAGAACTGTATCGAGAACGGCTCCACGCACCCGTTGAAGAAAGCATCGAGAGCATCGGATCCAGCCTTGTTCTGGAGAACATCACGGTTGACACCGAAGTAGTCATTCACATTCGCCTCGATTGCCTCCCTCTGGGCCGCATCTACCGTATAAGCGGCGGCGTTGATCTGCTTTATATCATCATAGGTATTCTTGAAAAGCAGAAGCCCGCCGTGCCCAGAGGCCATGTTCGCCTCAACGAAATCGTCCCGTTCTTTCTTCAGGTCGGCAACCTTGGAGAAGTTTGTCAACCTCGCCATGAACCTGAACGTAGAGGAGTTCTTGATCGCCTCCTCGATCCCCTGATTCTCAATATGGATCAGGTTCATCGTTTCGTTCAGGGCCGAGTTGCTTTCCCCGAAAAAGTCATTCCTGTACTGGAACTTGGTCATCATAGCGACCTTCCGCATCTCCACAGCACCGATCCGTCCATTGGCGAACTGATACCTCAGCCACGGCTCGCCCTTATATTCAACGACAGAGCAGTACTGAGGGAGCACGGGGATATACCCTGTGATCGTCATGGAATCATCGAACACAGGAGTGATGAACGCCGTGTTCGTACAGTCCAGAATGGTGGAGATCCTGTACAGGAATTGCGAATAGGTCTGCCATTGATTCGGAGCGAGTCGCATTTTAGCTTGGAGCCTCGGATTCGCAGATCCAACGAACTCCACTTTCAGCTTGGATATGTGCCTCGCCCGTGCATCGATAGCCGCCCTCACCAGCAGGGATTCGTAAATGCACCCGTTCCATGTCGTGAAACAGGGCTGGTATGCGGTCAGGGTCTGGAAGAAGCCTGTGGCATCCTTCAACGCCTTCTGTGATTCCCTTGCCTTCCGAGGGCGAAAAATCTGGTCAAATAATCCCATCTTCACCCCTCATTTTTCAGTTGTAATCCGATCTCAGCATAATCAGCCTGTCGAACGCACATCGCATCGAGCAGGGCCGCCATGCCGTCAATCCTTGCCCTTTTTGTTATCTTTACAAGCCGCATCTTCTGTGCCTCCTCGTCCAGTTTCAGGGCCGAGTTAAGCATATGGGCTTGGAGCAGGGAGTTATCGCCGAGGTCGATCTTCCGATCCTTGATGATCCCGTCCAGCTCCCGTATGACGGGTGTCAGGTTCGTACCCTGCCTGACATCGCTCATATGGAATCCGAGCCGCTTCATCTCCTCAACGAAATACTGTGCCGAGTATCGGTCATAGCCGACAGCCAACGGCAGGATCTCGTACTCAGTAACGAACCGCTTGAACCACTCCACGCAATCCCGATAGTCGATGTAGTTCTCTCCCGATAGCGACAGCCAGCCGTTTGCGATCATGGCCCTGTACGGAACCCCATCTTCCTCGATTGCTTTTTCGAGCCGTTGTTCAGGGATCCAGAAATGCGAGATCACCTTTAACCGCCCCTGCTTCTCGACCACGATACACGCAGAGGTCAAGTCCGTGGTTTGTGAAAGATCCACACCCCCGACACAATATGACGAGCGAAGCTGGTCTGGCGTGATTCGTGCTCCCATGCACTCCTCAACCGCTTGGAACTCCAGCCACGCCTGAGAACTGTTCTGCTTTATGTTGCAGTATTTTACGAGGAACTCCGTCTTTTTCGACAGGCTCCCCTCAGCGATGGCGATCTCCTCCAGCATATAATCGATACTGACAGACACGCCCAGATTCGGGTTCGCCTTGCGAAGCTCGTTGATATCGTTCCATCTCGAAACATCGTCAATGATGTACAGGATCGGAGCGAACCTTGTTTCCTTGGAGGATCCATTCAGCAGGGCCGTGGCCCGTTTCATCAGCTCATCATAGATCGAATCGTTCTGGTAGCCAGCCGTACTGATCGACAGGAGGAGAGGTTGCCTTCTCGCACCGAAGGAACTTTTCAGCACCTCGTACATCTTCAAGCCAGCATCTCCCTGCCAGCTCGCCACTTCGTCAGCCACGCACAGGGAGATGTTCAGGCCGTCCGACTTCTTGGCATTGAAAGCCAGAGGCTCGGCGGTGGTGTTCGTTTCTGGCAGATAGATATCGGATCTCCGTTTCCGAGCGTGTTTACTCAACTCAGGATCCTTTTCGATCATCTGGAAGAAAGCATCGTAGCACAGGCCAGCCTGTTTCAGCTTCGGGGCGGCGAAGTAGATCCTACCGCCATATTCTCCATCGAGGAAAGCGCAATATGCAGATATCGCCGCCGCCAGCAGGGTCTTGCCTGTTTTACGGGCCATGACGATAAACGCCTCTCGGAACTGCCTGTTCCCCTCAGCATCAAGGATCCCGAACAGGCAGGAGATCAACGCCCTCTGCCATAGCTCCAGCTTGATCAGTTGCGGTGCGAGTTCTCCCTCATGGTGACGGCAGAAGTTCTCGATGAACCCCACCGCCGCCTTCGCCTTTTTCGGAGAAAAAAAGAAAGAGCCTTTTTCCAGTCCTTTTACAATGTACTCATACCACAACCGCACCCATTTGCCGACAATAACCGATCCGTCCTTGATCGCCTGATAGTATGTGAGGATCTCATTCATTCAGGGAATCGATGAACGCTTGGAGCTTGGACGAGGTTTCGCCCTCACTCTTGAAAGCATCGAGGATCTTGATCAAAGTGATCACAGTACCGTTTGCGGCAGTAGCGGTGCGGTTATACTCAGTCACGGCAGGGTGGGTGTACACATTCCCACGGTTTTTGACATATTCCTTGGTGACGGTCACGCCAGCCTCTCGAATCTCCTTCTCCAGAGAGGAAAGCATCGACATTTGAGCGGTGTATCGCTGAAACGTAGTGCGGAAGAAGAAATTTTGCTTTAATCCCGCCGCTTCGGCCTCAGCCAGCACTTTTTCTGCCTGTTGCTGGAGGGAAAGTTTCGCCATCTCGTATCAACTCCTTTTTAAGTCCTTCCAAAAAACCATAAATCGCTTTAAGCAGTTTTTTGTAAGTTCAACAGGGGGTAATTTCGGGAGCACCTAAAATCAGCCGACAGGGGGGGCTATTCTGCTTTCCCGACCACCCTGCCGTCCTCTGTGAAAGTATACCGCCGCTTGCCTCGGTGTTCTTCCTCGTGGCAGGACTGGCACAGTAGTTCCAAGTTGTCAAAGGATAGTGAAATTTCAGGCCTCGTATAGTTCTCAGCCGTCAGCCTCACTTTATGATGTACCACCCTGCCAGCTTGGATTATTCCTCTGGCTTTACACCTCTCGCATAGTCCTCCCACATGAGAGATATATGCCCTACGACATTCCTTCCACTCTCTGGAATTATAGAAGCCTCCCAGCTTCATCGCTTATATGATTCGCTCAGGATCTTCGGTACGGCATTACGCCAGCGTAGGGTGTCAGCTCCTGCGGTGATAAGTATTCGATCTTTAGTTCCATGCTCGCTCCTTTTCCTGTCCTCCAAAACGAAAGGCAGGGTCGGAGTGGTTACCGACCCTTACGAAATGAGGACACATGGTGGAGGCTTTCCCAGATCTCCACGCTGGCATTATAGCACGGTTATTTTCGATTCAGTCCCGAATTGAATAATCCCATCTCGGTTGCTGTGAACACGATCTCGTCCAGAGCATCGGTTCGCATGATGTGATACCTCGTTCGGGAAACGAAATGCTCGCCGCAGAAGTAGATCGAGAACGCCTTCGCCGCACTCCTTTTGTACCCCTGTTTACTGTACATACCATAATGCCCGTACAGGAGCTTTCGCAGTTCGGGCTGTTCCTGATCCAGCCACTTCATCGCCTCCTCCACGCAGGAGATCCACGCCTTTTTCTCGGTCACGGTTCCCAACAGGAACGCCCCTCTGGCAGTCTTATCGCTGATACTTGACGATTGAACAGGATCCCCAGATCCTTGACTGAACGCCATGTTCGCCGCATCGTCCTCCACAGCCTTGACTTCCTCTTGGATCTTTCGCCAGCGTTTCAGGATATTCTCAACGGCTGTTTCACGCTCTCGTTTTGTCATATTTGTACCCTCGCACATAATCGTTGAAGTCAGGGGTTTTACCGAACACGAACTTGTTGTTGCACCATCGTTGCAGATTGATAAGCTCCTGATCGGCTTCCTTTTTGTTGTAGATCATCACATACGGATCGTACCCAAGGTCACGCAGATGATATATTCGGTACAGATTGTCCTCCATACTGCTCCCGAAATTTGTCAGGACATACACCATGCCGATATTCCCTTTTCTGCGGAAGTTCCTTGCAAACCACTCGAACCTTGGCTCCAGATCCTCCTTCGGGTTGTCCCATGCGAAGTGCAGATCCTTTATCCGCATATGGTTGATATCGTCAAGATCCTCGTCATTCATCAGCCGAATATCGAGGCCCTGATTGAACACGATCTGTGCTTCGGTTTCACGGTACTGGCAAAACAGTTCACGCTTTTCACGACAGGCCACTATATTGGGATCCAGCACCTCGATATGCTTCTGCCCATTCCAGAAGTCTGCAACATCGGCAACTTTTACAGAGCATCGCCCTTCTTTCGCCGCCACATGGCAGAACGCACAGCCCCTCGGACACCCTCTGCTGGTCATAGCCACAGCAAAGTTGTACTGCGGATATATGGAATAGTCAGGTCGCATCTTCTCAACTTCAGCAGGGAGAGAGGTGTTCCTGCTCTTATCGAACACCTCACGCCCTCCTTCCACGGAAATGCAGTACCCAGTACCGCCACGGATCACCTCGTCACAGTTCACAGGATCAGGAACATCGTGTGTGAAAGAGAATACCTTGCTAATATACACTCGATCATAATGAATGATATCCCCAATCCACCACTCGACCAGATCTCCCTGCATTTTGTGGTACGCTGAGATCCTCATGAGAGCCAGATTCGGGAACCGATGACCGTCTACATCGATCAGTCCTATCGTTGCTCCCATTGATCGCTCCTCTTTCTCAGCCCCAGATACATCTCGATGCACCTGATAGCCATTTCAGCCCCTCGGCAGACATACGCACAGTACCCTTGCTCCCGTAGCCACAGGATCCACTCCCTTTGTGCCGCAGTAGGCTTGCCGCTCATTGATTTGAGCTCGATCCAAAGTCCGTGGTGATCCCCTACGGGGTACGGGAGGAACAGATCTGGAACACCAGCACGAACGCCCAGCCTTTTCAGGTGAGCCGCCTCAGCAGGGTGACGGGATCCTCCATTCGGTATGTGCATCAGCTTCGCCAGTTCAGGGTGCTTGCCTTGGTTCAGCTCACACCACTTGATGACCAGTTCCTGTTCCTCAGCTTCTGTCAGCTCTTTGATCCTCATACATCCTCCTTCGGCGGCTCTGGCATCTCCATCCACGCTATCGGTCTACACCCAAGTGCAATTAGCTCGTTAAGAGATATGATGGATGTTTCCCGGTACACCGTCCCGCTGATTCCTGTCCACTCAAAGTAGAATATGGCATCTTTCTCTTTATCGGTCAGTTCCTCCACCCTGCGCCACGGGGGGGCGGCTTCGGCTTCGTTCTTCCCGTCCATGTACCCGTGATTGTATGCGCTCGTCGGAACATCCTTTGCCGAAGTCATCCACTTGTCACCGTAGTGGTCAATGTACGTCTGCGCTTCTCGCAATTCATCAATGACATCTTTCAGCCGCTTCAACTCGGCTTCAAGAACCTCGATTGCGGCGGCGGCATCGTGTTGCATAGTTAGGACATGGCAGAAATGGGCTTTGTAATAGTTGCAACCCTCACACTCCATATCTTCTGTGTCACACCGCAACGCCGCCACCAGCTTCGTGTAGTCCATCATGCTTTATCCCTCCTTATCAGGTACTCCAGTATGTGCCACAGGCAACGGCAAATTGCCTTGATCACCAGTTTATTCGGGATCTCTTTTCCGATCCCATCAAGGGCGCAGAGGATCGTCTCCACGCCCTGCATATCATCGACCAGATCTTTCCTTGTGGTCATAACTCCTCCAGCAGTTTGTCCAGTTCATCCATGCTTCTACGGCACTCTTCAGGGTCGTATGGCTTTTCCTCGTAATTGTCGAGGGTGTTCCGTTTCTTTCCAGTTCTCCGTGATTGATCGCCCTTTTCCCATGTGCGAACAGCGGCCTGCCAGTCCTTCATCGGTTTCTTGCCGACCTTCCATCCATTTGAGGTGTAGTAGTCGATGAATCGCTCAGGATCCACTCTATTTCCCCGTTCCTTGCAGTAGGCTTTCACATCATCTATCGTGGGTGCGGTGAACCGCTTGCGGTTCTCTATACTATTATCATTACCTAAACTATCCTTACCTAAACTATCCTTACCTAACCTATCCTGTGTATACATCTCTTGTGTATACATGGGTTCGGGGAGTGCCTTTGCGGTCTGGTATGCGCCGTTCTCGTCAAGGGATAGTGTGGCCTTTTCATCGCCGTACTTGGTCGGGTTGTATCGGTCTTTTTGTAGGTAGTTGTTGATCCTCCAATGCTTGATCACGATCACGCCGCTTTCAAACGCCAGAAGAAACTTCTTCGCCAGCAGTACCTTCATATCGTCCTCGGAGCATCCAGCCTGTCGCATTATCCCCTTTGGGGAGTTCACGAACCCGTCATCGTCCGCAAACATCCCCAAAGTGAAATACAGGCAACGGGCCGAAAGAGGCATATCGAGGAACGCATCGGAAAGCACGATGGTTTTTGCGAACATCCTCCTTTCAGCCATGCTTTACCTCCCGAACGGCAGATCATCGGAGGAGATATCGCTGAACTCGTCCAGATCGGGCTTTTTCTGCTCTTTCGGCTTCTCGGTCAGGATTTCCACAGCCTCAGCCTGTACATCGAGTGAAAGCCTCGCCCTGCCGTCCTTGCCCTCAAAGATGCTCGGCTCCAGTTCCCCACGCACCAACACCTTGGATCCTTTGGTCAGGTACTTGGCACAGAAGTCGGCCTGTTGCCGCCACACAGTCACTCGGAAGAAATCGCTCTCCCGATCTCCATTGGAGTTCTTTCTGGATCTCGTCACGCCCACGGTGAAGGTGCAGACAGAGGTTCCGTTGCTTGTTGCTCTCGCAGTAGGATCTGCGGTGAGGTGTCCTGTAAAAGTGATGAATTGCATTTTGTGGCCCTCCTTATAGCCAAGATTTACCGAAGATCGAAATCCATCGGTTTACGTTCCAGTCCATTTTGTCCATATACTCCTGCTGAACATCGTGCTGGAGTTGCCGCCGTGCATCCACTCCCTCTGCGGAGTGAACATACCGATGGCACTCAGGACACAGTTCGACAGTCAATCCGAGCAGATCACTCGTTTTTCGATAGGAGCCTCCATACACATGATGCACATGGACGAAGCCCCTCTTTCCACAGAATCTGCACTCGCCGTTCATGCGCCCTCCTTGTAGCGGTTCATCATAGCTTCGAGTTCGGCAGGGGTGAGCACCTCTATGCCAAGATTGGAAGCCTCGTCCTGCGTTCCTTGTATCAGCCTGTTCATTTCGTCCTTGTTTAGTTCGCTCGTCCTCTTGAAAAAGAGGTACATATCCAGCCCAGATTCGTCCTCACCGATGTGCTTTGCGTAGGGGTAGATCTTCTCGATATCGGTATTCTTCGGGAGCTTCGCCGCCAGATACTTTCCATCGGAGCCACGGACCAAGGTTCCGTACCGAGAAACGAGCATCTTCTTGGTTTCGTCCATGCTGGATCCTGTCAGGGCAGAGATCTTGTTGCAGAGAACATGGAAGTATGCGTTCGCTTGCAGGGATCGCTTCTCGCTCCACTTCTCCACGGTGATCTCGAAGTACCCCGTGGGGTAGCCGTCCACGATAGTCTTGGCTTGCCCCACGGATTCGGTGTCGATCTCAACAGAGAACACCCAGCCCTTGCCGTACTCATGCGTGAGCCGTGGGTTTAGTGCTTTCACGCAGATCCTCCTCTTTCTGTGCCCTTGCACCGTCCAGATACGCCGACCAGTAGGCCAGCAAACCCTCGTTATACGCACCGAGATCGTTCTCGTGGATCTCCTCCTGCAACCGCTTCTCAGCGAACTTGATCACAGTCATGCTTTGCCTCCCTTCTGCTTGGCGATGATCGCCAGCTTGATACTCCTCAGCACATCCACGGGAACGGTGTCTGCATCCAGATTCGGGTTCCGTGACTGGATGAAGCTGTCCAGCTCCTTTCGAGTGATTTCCATGTTGTAGATATCGTTCAGGATACGGCGGCGTTCCTGCTCCTCGGACGGTTTACGGTACACGGTGTCCACGCTCGCCTGTTGATCGGGATCCTCACCAGTCGAGATCTTGTACGCTTTCAGCAGGGCGTACTTGTCGCCATAGGTCATGGCCTTGCCATCGCCCTTGTCGCCAGAATCGAGGCCCACGCTGAACACCACGGTTTCGATGAAATCCTTTGGATCGTCCATGTTCACGAATCGGTACGTTGTCTTGATCCGAGTGTAGAAGCTCGTTTTGATGCCGTATTTGGTTTCTGTTTCCAGCCTTTCGCTCTCCAAGGTTTCCCTATTCGCAGGATACGAATACACGCCGTGCTTGGCCTCCAGAGGCTTCACAGCATCGAGCACATCACGCTCGGATACGGCCTTGTAGCTTTTCCCGTTCCCAGTGTCTATACTCAGGTTCTTCGCCACGGTCTGCATATCGGCGGTGATCGCCGCCAGCTTTTGGAAAATGTTCATGTTTATTCCTCCTCGAATGCGATTTTCTTTAGTGTTCCGATCAGTTCCATCGTTTCGTTGGCAACGGCTGGATCCTTGATCTCCCTGTACAATCTCGGCAGGAGCCTGTCGAGCCTGAATTTTAACTGTCCCTTCTCGGTCAGTAGTGAAGCACCACACCGATGGCAGAATCGACTGTTGGCATCGTGGGCCGCTTCTCCACACTTCGGGCATTTGCGAGGCTCAGGATCTTTATGGATCAGGTGAACGAGCAATCCTTTACTGCCAAACCTCGTATACTCCAGCTTGCCTTC